AACGCTCCACTCACGAATTGCCCGGCCTGCGTCATGCGGTCAGCAAACGTGTCAACCTCTTGCGAGAGAGCTGAAGTCTTGATGGTGTGGAATGAGCTGTCAAGGCCCATTCCGTTCCGAGCTTTAGCCGGATAGAGCATCCCAGGACGTGCTTCGGACTTCGAGTATTGGTCGGAGTCGATCGTGTCCGATTCGTAGAACGTCTCGGGGATACCAAACTCCACCGTCTCGAGAGTAAGGTTCGTGAGTTCGTTCGTGATGTCCTGCACCGGGACGAGAGGCTGAGCAATCGGGTCAGCATGGACGAACATCGAGGTTGCATCGATGGTAGCCGTCCAATGATCGTCGAGCTTGTCTGGAACAGCTTCAACGATGAGGTCTTCGACCTTGGCGATGTAAACGCCATCGGGATAGAGACCCAGGAGATAGTCGATATCGTCCTGCTTGTTCATCCCCAGCTTGTTGAACGCCCAGGGACGAATCCATGACCTCTTGAAGGCACAGAGGTCGCCGGGCTCGTCTCCACGGTAATCCGCGTTCTGGCGAGCCTGTCTTTCGTAGGTCGATGAGGAGCCGGTGCCCGTGATCTTGTCCGCGACCTCCTTGTAGATGCTCTGGAGGTATGGGACGCTCTCATCAGTCTCCAGACTCAGGTAGGGCGTCTGAGCCTGAGTCGTGCACCAATGAGGGAACTTCACATGAAGTCCAGAGAAAATCTCGATGGATTCATGCGACTTCGGGTCTTCCGTATGGCCTACGAGCCTCGGGATAACGTCCTCGAAGTCCTCGTGGTCAGCTACGATGACGTTTCCGCACTGTGGGCAGCTCTCCTGAGCAGACGGAGGCGGCGGTAAAGTGTTCATGCCCTGAACACTTCCCGGCCCCCCTAATGGCGGCATTTGAGGCTGCTCACCCATCATGGGCTGTTGCATTCCTGGTGCCATAGAGGGATCGGGAGGCATCTCCTCAAATCCAGCCGGTTCGACAGGAGCTGGGGGCGGGGGAGCATCATATTCATCGTTCGCGAGCATGTATCCGCAAGCCGGACAGAACTCCTGCCGCGTCACGATGGGGACGTTGACGTGAATTTCACGTTTTACCGTCCCAAACTGGGTCGTATCCTTGTTCTCGTTGTAGGCGAAGGCCGTGCCGAAGTTGTAAATGTAGAAAAGTGCTCTGATGAAGAGTAGCTGGCCCTTGTTGCGCTTCTGGATCAGCGTAGCCAGCTTTGAGTAAGACTTGGCAGTGAAAACGTCGTCCTGTGAGTCCGCATCGTCAGGGAAAAACTGAACGTAAGGCAGACCAGCACTAAGTGCTGAGATGATGGCCTGTCCGTGAGCCTTGTAGATGTTGACAATCTTGGCGTAAGCCGCCGGGTCGATGTTGAGTTCCTTGTTCGTGAGCGCGATTTCAGCCGGGGTGCGCCAATCCGATGTAATCTCATCCCAGATGATATACTGACGGTCACGCCAGTAGTTTTCCATCTTTCTCCAGACCTTGACCATCTGTTCCCGGACATTTTTCTCCGGTTGCTCAAGGTCTTCGATGAGAGTGGTCAGTAATCGACCCTCGCGAGTCTCGTGAAATTTCTCTGACTCAGTTTGAGTCGACGGGGTAGCGGGCGCAAGCGCCTGCTCAGGAGGAATCATCTCCTGAAAGTCAGTAGCGACGGGAGGATCAAGAACTTGCTGCATCAGTCTCGCCCTTCGTCAGGCTTTCACTGCTTGTAACACCCGCGATATCGACGGCCTCTGCCTTTTTACGCCAATATTCCTCGTTGGCGTCAGCTTGAGCCTTTGCAACCCTCGCTGACATGGCTTCAAAAGGCTCACGAGACTTCCGGATGGGCTTGTGTTCCACCGGAATCGTCCCGGAATTGGGCGGTGGAACGACAAGACCCATCCGAATCTGGTAAAGCTCAATTTGAGCCTTCAAATAGTCGTTTTCGGTTTGAAGCAGCTCGTTTTTGCCCTGCACGTGAGCTGTGCGCGCCTCAGCGAGATATCGAGCAGCCTCAAGCTCCTTGACGAGCGAGACTGATTCGAGCCGGTCCAGCTTCAGAGATTCTTCACTGCTCATTAGGGTTTGAATCTCTTCGTGAAGGACCCGAGTAATTCGTAGATGCAGTCGGTAGGAGATGAGGCCGAGGTAAACCAGAAGCGACGAAATGACGCCCCCTGCTACGACCTCTGTGTATCCCGACGACTTTTCGCTGTTCTGCTTCAATCTTTCCCATCTGTCGATAATAGGTGTTCCAGTCACCCGTCTTTTCGAGCCGCTCAGCGACTGCCGAGAGTTGTGCGCGTTTGGTAAACTCGCGTTTCGAGAGTCGCGTGAACCTGTCGACGGCCTTGAGGAGGTATCGAACTCCATCATAGGGGTCGTCTCCGGGATGTTCCTCGTTCCCTCTCCACTCTGCGACATCCTCGGTCGGTCCGCCATCTTTTTCCTCGTAAACACAGATGGGAATCGTCCTTCTGAGTTCAACGCAACACTTCGTTATCTGCAACCGAGGGAGGTTCAACTCCGGGGCTTCCGGCTCGAACATCCTGTAGTATTCCGCAGCTTGCTCGAGACCTTGATTCCGCATGATGTAGTCGAAGGTCTCTTGCTTATAACCTTCGAGCGGAACATAACGCGGTGGTCGCGGCTGCCATCTGAGCATTTCCTGTAGGAGCATCTTGCCACCGATACGGTCGTTATCGGCTAGTTCCCAATCGCTCCATCCGGTGCTCTCGATGACCTGCTCCAGAATCGTTTTCGTCCCTCTCTTCTGCTGCGCGCTCGGGTCAATGACCTTCGCGACTATGTTGTCTAGCTCAAACTGAGAAGCGCGTGCGATGTCGGCAGCCCAGACTGAAACATCCTGTCGATTACGGCAGTATTCCCTGTAAAGAAACACCCTTGAATCTGGTGAAATCGCAGCCCATCCCGCCCATGTGTGAGCCGAATAACCCCAGTCAACAGCAAGGACACGCGGCCACCAGTATGGCGGCTCAAAGTCTCCCACGACGTGACAGGCATTACTAGGTTCATCCGGAAACGGCTCCTCACGATACTGGTCAAACACCTGACCCGAAAACGACCACCAATCTCCGTCGAGCTTGGCCTTCTGCTCAGCGAGAGGGAGTAGACGCAACCGATTGATGTAACCGGGGTCCTTCTCCATCAGATGCGGATTATCCGTCAGCTTAGCTGGGATAAAAATCCGCTTGCTCTGAGCTATTTCATCGTATAAAATTGTCCGTCCGTGCCGCGCTGGAGCTACAAAACGGTCACGAACCCACGCATGTCCAACGTTACCGGGGTTCGTTGCGCTCCTAATCAAAGGAGGAACGCCGGTGAGAGTTGACCTGACTCTGGAGGTTATGTAGCGATACATAAACTCCGTAAAAGCCGTTAACTCATCAAAACCAGCGTAGTGATACTCCGCCGTGTCATGGTCGCGCGCGTCTTTGTCTTTATCGAGATATGAGAACCGTAAAACCGCCCCAGAGGGGAACGTCCAGTAGTGCTTCGTATCGTTATAAGTAGCTCCGAGATATTTGTAGAACTCTTGCGACCTCGGTATCAGCGATTCTTCAAGTTGTGGAAACGTGCGACGAAAGAGGATACCGTTGAAACCCGGAATCTCGTGAAACCCGTAAACGATGGGAAGCATGAGCAGTAACTCAGACTTCCCACCACCGGCTGCCCCACCATACATCGCCTCGAAGACCGACCATGGAACCTGCACAAAGTCCGCTTGGACCTGGTGCGGGCTCCACAGTTTCTCGGCCCTCGGGGTGACTGAAATCACGTCTTGTTATATCCTTCGACGCCTCTCGCCTCACGGTTTCGCTTCCGCTCGTAGAGCCAGAGGAGCGCCTCGTCGAGCTTCGTGATTGCCAAGGAGTTCTCACGACATGGGAACTTCCCATTGTGGAACTCGATGAACTCCTTCGCCCATCGAATCACGTCGTCAATCTGGCAACCATTGACGCCGACTTCCTTGATGGGCCCGTCCTGAATCTGGAAGGAAACCTTCGAGTCCTCGATGGTGATGAACTTGTTCTCCATGTCAGTTCACCGGCGTCGGACGTCCGGGCTTCTCATCGCCGGGGTAGCCCTTGTCGTCCTGCCGCTCGACTTCCACGCCGACCCAGGTTCCGTGCGCGTATGCGACGACGATTGCCGATTCCGATTCCGTCGCGTCGATGCTCAGCTCGCTGAGGAAAATGAGTGCGCCGCTCGGGTCCACGTCGACCGACTTCGCGTTGATGTTCCGCTCGTTCCCGTTCGCCAAAAGCACATGATAGTTTCGCACGTTGACCTCACCACTGTTTACTGTTGCGCGTTTACTGGATGTAGATGAGACGGGGCATGTTCCTGGAGGGACTCTACCCCGTCTCTGTGTTCAAGCTTCGCCCGATGGCCTCAGAACGAGTCCTGAACGACTCCTGACTTCTTGCCGATGTGGCTCGTCGCCGAGAACGCAGCGACGCCCGTCCCGTCGCCAGCCACCCATGCGGTGCCGTTCCACGATGCGTGGCTCGTGTCTCCGAGAATCACGTGCTCACCTGCGAGCCAGGGAGTCGGCGGGGTCGCGGTGAGGGCTGACATGCCGGCGAGGTCTGCTGGGGCTGAGGCTCCCGATGGGGTGAACATCCCTGGGGCGCCCGCCGTCGCTCCAGTTGCCACGACTGGTGCTTCTCCCGGTGCGGTGCCCGCAACCCAGGCCGTTCCGTCCCAGTATGCGCTCGTGCCGTCACCGAGGACGACGTGCTGACCATCGACCCACGCCGTCGTGGGGTTGGCGGTGACGCCAGCCATGTCAGCGAGAGTCAGCGGAGCCTCGGAACCTTCCGGCGTCCAGGTGCCCGCTGCGTCGGCGCCCGTAGCAGGTTCGAGGGTGACACCGAGAGATTCCGCCGCATCGGGAGTGAGGACGAATCGGCAGATACGGGTGACTTCGACCTGCTCGCCGGGAGGGTCCAGCTCGGACTTCAGGAGGTCGAACTCCTTGTCACCATACTTCGCCGGTCGGACGGTGGTGACTTCGCACACGTGGTCGCCCGCGAATGCCTTGCACTCGCCGCGCTTCCCGTCCTCGTCGTCGAGCTTGATGATGGCAAACCCGATGCCGACGAGCTTCCGGACTAGGCATTCGCCTGTGATTGTTCTTGGTGTTCCTGCCATACCCCATCCTTTCATTTGATGACCTGTGAGAGCAGCTGAGCGAGAGCCCATGCTGCGAGGCCTGCCGCTACGAGTCGATGCCAGTTGGGTGTGACGGGTGTCCACGTGCTGATAGCGAAGCATACGACAGCCAGCATCAACAGCAGCATCGAAAGCATATGAGGCTCCTTTACGTTACGGGAGAACCATTACGTCGAGCGCGCGTGGGCCTTTTTCCGCGAGCTTCCACTTGAACTCGACCTTGTCTCCTACCTCGAGCTGCCGAAAGTCCTTGGGGGACTCCTTCGCGATTGAAGTCCAGTGCAGGAAGTAGTCCTTACCATCGACTCCCGTGATGAATCCGTAACCTTCACGAAGTTTCTTGATGGTACCCGAAAGCGTCTCGTCCGACATTGTGATGT